CGGAGGTTGGCGTAATACGTGGCCGGGCGGGACAGGTCGTTGACAGCTGACACAATATCGTGGGCATGAACATATTCAATACTGTGCTTGGCCACCAGTGCGTTGGTAAGCTCCTCATGTTCCAGCTCGTTGCAAACCAGCATATGGTCTTGGAATGCGATGCACTCGTTGACAGAGTTCTCGCGCTTGCTCATACGCATGGTATATTTTGCGAGAGCGCGTGCGGGGTCCATGAACGAGCGACCGGTCGACGTGAAGATGCGATTTGCGAAGTCCAGATATGGCAGGATCGAAATCTTCTGCGTGACGCCAGTTTCCTTGACCATGTTTATTGCCGATTTCAGACGAGGCAGCACAGGGACAACCGTGTTGTCGTCACCCTTGCCGATGAAGAGGTCGAACTTGGAGAAGTCGAACGTGCATACCGAAGTGCCGGTGGACATCAGGAAGTTGAATAATGCGGTTCCAGGCTCGCCGGAGAACAATCTCTCAATGACCTCGAACAATAAACCGAGCATCGTCAGACCCTTGCAGAAGCGCTTGGCACGAGTCATGAGATAAAGTGAGACGACGGTGTCATCAAAACCGAGGAATGCGAGAACCTTGCCGATGAAGAACCTGTGGACGTTGACGTGCGACGAATCTTGTTGTGATAAATCGATCGACATACACTCCTTAGCCTTATGCTGGCCAGTGGCGCGAACAGCGTCATCGAGCTGCGTACCCGAATACCCGGAGTCGTATATCACACCACCTTTCAACATGCTCTGCATGATCTTGGTTGCTTGAACGATCAAAGGACAAATGGTGGCATTGAGCAGCTTATTCGTAGCGAGGATGCCTTGACCGCACTCAGCACAAAACCCGAACGCCTTGAACTTAGGCTTGCATTGGCACTTTAAAAAGTACTCATTCTGTAGGGGGCGACCAGAGTCAATAAACGGGAGTTCCTCGGCAATTTGAGCAATACGAAGCGCCTTTGCGTTTCCGAACCAGTGTGAGAACATAGAAGCGACAGGCGGAACCTTGACAACGGCATCAGGCCTGATGAATGCGCTAACCCAACGATCGAACATGATGTCGGCGAGCATGAAGGCTCGCTTGTTGGGGATGGCGACATTCTGTGGTTTGGTGTACCGGTCGAAGACTGCCAAGACGGACGCAAGGACCTCTGTATTAGAGAATGGATAGCCGATATGACTGTAGAGTGTGGGTTCATGCAAATCAAGTGACTGGATCCATTCCGGGACGCGAATTCGGACTGCAGGATCAGGCTTCCGGAACCTGATCATGGTCTTATCGCGGGTGAGATCGGCGGGTTGCGGCGGCTCCGGGTGCAAGGCATACAATGCCTCCACAAGCCCGGGGGTGATTATGCCGAGACACGGAGTGTCATTGGCATCTTCATCGTCCTCTTCGACGACGATTGGTCGGCCGGCGTAAGACATATGCGTGGCGATGATCTCCTTATCGGCGTTGAAGTTCTCAGGGACATCAGCCTCGGCATGGTCAAGATCATCCATGGAAGTGAATGCGTGGGAGACCGGGTCGTTGCGGGAACCGAAGACGGTGGCGCCGCGGCGAACGATTTGGTTCGGTCGAAGGCCGAGACGGACGAGGGCCTGAACAAGAGGGGCCTGGTTGCGGGTGCCAGCAGGAACGGTGATCGTGACGGTCTGACGTGCGCGGGTGAGAGCGAGGGCGAATGCGTACGAATTCTGTGCGAACGCAGCCTCATCATTGGGGAAACAATGGATGTAGACGTTGTCTGAATCAGTGCCCTGGGATGCATCGATGGTCATGGTACCATTGAAGATATTGGTGTTGGCGCGGTGGAAGGTGAGGTGGAGACCGGGACGCTGAGCATTGGCCACCTGGATATTGTTGACTCCCGGATTCACAGTCTGGAAGAGGAAGTTGGGCATGATTGCCGGACCAAACTCTTGACGATAAATCGGGAGGGCGACGTTGTTGACGATGTTAGTGATGTCTTGACCGAACCTGTGAATTGTATGGCACAGGACCATGTGGTCGACCGGGATGATGTCGTGTGAGAACCGAGCTCCGAGAATTCCGTTGTATCGGCGCTGGTCGGGGGAACCAAGCGCGATGGTAGGAATGTTTAGTGATGCCAGGGTGATGACATGCCCTGCCGGGAACTGGTAGACTTCGTCGATGATGATGCCGGTGCTTGCTCGAACAAGGTGAATATTTGCAACTGCTTCGTCGAGCGTGAAGACAGCGTGCCCAGGATACACGGCCTGCCAATGCGCCTGGAGTTCATTGGTGGGAACAATGACGCAGGCGCCAGCCGGTGCGACCCGCCGAGCGTGAGTGGATTTACCAGTGCCAGCAGGGCCAACGATAAGCAAGTCGAGAGTGGTCTGGGGATCCCATT